GCACGGCGTGATGGAGATTGACGTCGCACGCTTCACGCTGAGCGACGGTGGCTCTGCAGTCTTGGCAAGGCTCGTCTGATGGGCTACTTCAAGGACGAAGCCACCAAGAAGATGATTGACCCCGCCAAGAGCCGCAAGGGAAAGAACAGCCGACAGCGTGGCAATGCGTTTGAGCGCGAGGTTGCGAAACGCCTGCTCGGTCAGCGCGTCGGACAGTTCGGCGGCAAGCAAGACGTTGCGAACGATTGGCTCGCCGTGCAGTGCAAAGTGGGCGGCAGCTTCAGCGAGCGTCAATGGGACTGGTTGCAGACAGTGCCGGTGAAGAGCGATCAGTTGCGTGGCTTGGTGATTGGCGACAGTCCTGGCGTTGGCGGTGGTCGCCGTCGCGCCGTGATCATCCTTGACCTTGACGACTTCTGTGATTGGTTCGTAGCAGCGGAGCCGCCTGAGTGATTGCACTCTTGATGGCGGTCATCTTGACCGTCCATCCAAGTGTGCCAGTGCGGACGCCTCACGGCATCCCAGTGCGCGGCGTTGCATCGTGGTACGACGCAACAAAGAACAATGCGTGGTACACACGCGGCGGCACGAAGTATTACGCAGCGGTCGGCACCTTCCGTTGGGACGACGATCCGTACCAGATCAAGGTTTGCCGCGCTGATAAGCCTGAGCGTTGTGTCATCGTCCTCGTCGCCGACTACTGCGGCCGCTGCCATAAAGACTTGAAGCGCAAGTGGACGAAGCGCAGTCGCAGCATTGACTTGTCACCGCACGCCTTCGCCTCCTTGCGCGACTTGCATCTTGGGGTCGTGCGCGTCATAATCACGGAATGGGATGACACTCGTCCCTGAGCAGAGGGAGGGTTATGCGAACCGTTCGTTCCATTCGTGGCGACTGGATGAGGATCATCGCCAGGCACGCATTCCCACGCAAGACCCCACGCGGGCGCATTGAGGCACTGGCTGACGCGCTAGAGATCAGCCGCCGCTCCTGCTACGCCTACGTCGCTGAAGAGCGCCGCGTGCCAGAGGAAGTCGAGCAACGCTTCATCGGACTCTTCGGCGCTGTTGCAGAGGATGGCTGGCGCACCATTGAGATGCTGCGGCCGCATACCAACAAAGCCAAGAAGAAGCGAGATACCAAGCCGCGTGGGATGACCAAAGAGCGATACCAGATCAACCGAGAGGGCTGGCGTGGTGCAGCGATGCACGCAGCGACAGTGCTTGCACAGGATGCGCTCCAGCACGTGATTGACTGGGAGCAGAACACAATGACCGTTGGTCAGTCCTTGATGATTGACGAGAAACTTGACGAGCAGGAGGCGCGCACCAAGTATCCGCACGGGTTTGACACGCTCGTAGCTGACGAGGACTGGGTTGCCGTCTGCAAGTTGTGCGGGCTGGCTGGGGCAGTGGACGACAAGCTGAAGGAGGTCAATGGGCTGGTCTTCAACGTGACCTGCTCAACGAACTCCTACAAGGTGGCAGGGGAATGAGTCTCGCCGAGTTTGACCGCGCCTTCAAGCGCGCTGTTGGAGAAGAGCGGCGATGGCCAGCCTTCAAGATCATTGCCTACTATCTCCTCGCCAAGCAAGGTCCAGTCCACATCGCAGAGACTGGCTGCGCTCGTGAGCGCGACAACTGGAACGGAGATGGACAGAGCACGCAGGTCTGGAACTGGATCATCGAGCGCACCGGCGGCAGCGCCATCTCCTTTGACATCAACCCAAGCGCCGTGGCATACGCCAAGAGCGTGGCACCGCTCGTAGACGTGCAGTGCATTGACTCCGTGCAAGGGCTGCGGATGATCCCGCACCCTGAGCAGTTGGACTTCCTGTATCTGGATTCGTTTGACCTGACTGATGGCATTGAGTCGCCGACTCACCACCTTGCTGAACTCACCTCGGTCTACCCACTACTGCCGTCTGGATGCCTGATTGCTGTGGATGACTGCAAGAGCGAGACCCACGGCAAACACCGCTTCGTTCGTGACTGGCTCCTGAGCTTGGGCGTGCGCCCATTGCTGGAGTCCTACGTGACCGTGTGGCGGAAGCCGTAGACTAGGCGGCGAGCCGCGCTTCGGCGCGGCCCATCGCCTGCCAGTGGAGTCCTCCCGCTGGCAGGCTTACTTCACGAGGACAGGAGGACACGTGGCAGCAGCACCGAAGCCTGACAAATACGACGTGCTTGAGGCATACGTTGCTGACCTACAGGCTGCGCTCAACGTCTCCTATTGGAAGATCACCGTGGCTCGTGATGCGTCAGACGTAGAGGCGTGGGCTGACATCAACCCGCACGCACAGGCTGAGACCGCAGAGCTGCGCGTGAGCCACGACTTCTGGAAGCAAACGCCAGAACTTCAGCGCGAGGTGTTGACGCACGAGATGCTGCACGTCGTGACAGCCAGACTCGATCAGACCGTTGAGGCAATGGAGGAAGCGTTCGGCAAGATTGCGTGGGCTATCTATGACCCGCTCTACGAGGATGCAACCGAGCGCGTGGTGGATCACTTGGCAAAGGTGATCGCGCCTGGGCTGCCTCTGCCTGAGTTCCCGAAGGCGTGACCTTTCAGCGGCCGTGCCTTGACTGCGGCATCCTGACCCCGAACGGCAACAGATGCGCGATGCACAAGCGCGCTGCGACCTACAGATGGCAGCAGGGGAAGCCAAACCCATACCTTGACCCTGCGTGGAAGAAGCTCAGCAGCCAGATACGGAGCAAGCGTCCGTGGTGTGAGGTGTGCGGCAAGACCACGAACCTGACCGTTGACCACCTTGATCCGCTCAGCAAAGGCGGTCCGCTCCTTGCACCTGAGCATCGCCTTCGGGTACTATGTAGACAGTGCCACGGTCGCCTGACCAAGCACAAATAGGAGGAGAGGACAATGAGCCGCATCGCTTGGTATTCCAACGCTTGCCACGTAAGTTCGGGCTACGGACAGCAATCGGCACAAGTCGTTCACCAGATGGTGAGAGACGGACACGAGGCTGCCATCGTTGCCAACCACGGCGCACAGACTTTGATGAACTGCACACACGGTCACCCCATCCTTCCTGAAGGCTTGATGCGCTACTCAATAGACGCAGCGCCAGAGAACATCAAGAGCTGGATCGGCGATCAGCCAGGCTTCGGCGTTGTGCTGTTTGATCTCTGGCCGCTTACCGGCATCGAGGCGTTCAAGGAGTTGAACCTTGCGTGCTGGACACCAGTAGATCACCAACCTCTGCCACCACTCGTCGCACGCTTCCTTGCAGAAGGTGGTCATCACGCCATTGCAATGAGCCGCTTCGGTGAACAGGAACTGCTGAAGGCTGGCGTGCCAAGAGAAGAAGTCACCTACATCCCACACGGCATTGACACCGCAGTGTTCAACGACAGAGGGAAGGGCGCACGCGCCGCAATGGGATTGCCTGAGGATTGTTTCCTCGTCGTGACCAATGCTGCGAACCGTGGTCGCATCCCGATCCGCAAGGCGTTTGGTGAGATGGCAGACGCAATGGCAACCTTTATGCGTGACCGACCTGACGTCTACTGGATGATCCACACTGAGCCACAAGGACTGAGCGAAGGGGTGAACCTCCCGCGCTTGATGCAGGCAACCGGCGTAGACAGCCAGCGTGTGCGATACCCGAACCCAATCCAGTTCCGCAACGGCATCCCTCAGGATGCGATCGCCTCGCTCTACTCAGCCGCTGACGTGCAGCTACTCACCTCGATGGGCGAAGGCTTCGGCATCCCTGCTGTGGAGAGCCAAGCGTGCGGCACTCCAGTCATCGTGTCTGACTTCAGCGCGCAGCCTGAACTTGTGGGCGCGCACGGCAAGAAGGTTCCAGTGCAGCGCGTATGGGATGAGTTTCAGGGATCGTTCTTTGCCATCCCGAACGTGGCCGCGATCATTACCTCCCTGCAGGAAGTCTACGAAGAAACGAAAGCAGGCAAGGTGGATAGGGGGGCTGTTGCTGCAGAGATGCACCGCTACGATCAGACGGCTCTCTACAATGCGAGTTGGAAACCGTTGATCGAGATGATGACTGCGCGGAAGCGCGCACCGCAGCCAGCCAACCGAGCAGAACGCCGAGCATCCAAGAAGGGACGCTAGGGGAGGGGGGATATTTATTCTGCCTTGCACGAGGGGCTGGGTATCCAGCGCCGAGTGGCTTACACACGGGGTCAGGTTAGGCTAGGGGGGATTTATGTCAGGACCAGCACGAACGCCAAATGAAATAAAAGCAAAGCGCGGGACGCTGAAGCCGTCTCGTGCTGTTGTTGTTCAGCTCACAAATAGTTTGCCGCGTGCGTCTGAACTGGGCGTGCCGGACGGTTTGGGTCCGATCGCAACCGAGGCGTGGCACCGCATCGTGGAATACGCAGGCGCGTGGATCGCCGTATCCGACCGCGACGCGCTCACGCTGCTCGTCAAAGATATTGAGCATCTAGCCACGCTTGAGGCGCGGCTCTCCGTAGACGGTCCGATCCTCTACACCGACAAGGGCTATGCTTACGCACATCCCGCCGCAGGGATGAGGACAAGCACTGGGGAGAGTATTAGGAAATGGATGAATCACCTCGGACTGACTCCAGCCGACCGAGCCAAGCTAGGGATCGCAATGGTGGAGAGCCAGTCCAAGATCGACAAGTACCGCGATCGGATGCAACAGAAGGCTGGCCACCGCGCTGGCTGACCCCTGTCGCCTCGGCTGACCTCAGCCGTAGTTTGGGTGACATTGTTGCGGACTTCGCCGAGGACCTTGTACCCATCGCCAAAGACTCAATCGCTGGCGCCTCAGGTGAGCCGCTTCAGTTCAGGGTATGGCAGAGGCGCCTCTTGCGCCGTATGCTTGCTCGCCGCGAAGACGGCACCTTCACGCACCGCTTCTTCCTAACAGGCATTGCTCGTAAGAACGGCAAGACCGCACTCGCCTCTACCCTCCCACTCTTCTTCGGACTGTATGGCGATCGCGGAGGCGAAATATACAGCGCGGCCGCGGATCGAGACCAGGCTAAATTAGTTATGAGCCACGCTCGTCGAGCCGTTGAGATGAGTCCCGAACTAGGCGATCAGATCAAACTCTTCCGAGATGCGATGGAGTTCAAGGGAACTGGAACGGTCTACAAAGCGTTGAGTTCGGAGGCATTTACGAAGGAAGGCTTGAGCGCCTCGTTGGTCATCGCCGACGAGTTGGCAGCGTGGCCGTCTCGTGAACTCTTTGACGTCCTCTCCCTTTCAATGGGCGCAAGGAAGTCGCCGCTCTTTGTAGCGATCACGACGGCTGGTCAGCGCATTGACTCGACTGGCTCAGACTCCATTGCCTACACGCTCTACCAGTTGGCGCGCCGCCGCATCGCTGGAGAGAACGACGACCCCACGCTTGGGATGGCGTGGTGGGAAGCCGCGAGCGACGCCTACAGTGACGAGACTCGCTGGAGCGAGGCGAACCCTGGGCTGCTCAGCGATCCCGCAATCCTCAGCATTGACGACCTGCAGTCTGCGAAGAAGCGCACGCCTGAATCAGAGTTTCGCACCAAGCGGCTGAACCAGTGGGTGAGCAGTTCGCAGGCGTTCTTGCCGACTGGCACGTGGGACTCTTGCAAGGATGATCAGATCGTCCTGAACAAAGAAGACGAGGTGGTGCTTGGGTTTGACGGCTCATTCAGCAACGACTCGACCGCGATCGTCGCCTGCCGTGTGGCAGACAAGGCGCTCTTCGTGCTTGGGCATTGGGAGCGCCCGCTGGACTCCGAACTCAACTGGCGCGTGCCGGTGGAAGAGGTGGAAGCCAAGATGCTGGAACTATGCCGCAGCTTCAACGTCAAGGAGATTGTCTGCGACCCATTCCGCTGGCAGCGGTCAATGGAGGCGTGGCAGCAGATGGGCTTGCCTGTGGTCGAGTTCCCGCAAACGCCTTCTCGGATGGTCCCAGCCACGGCCGCCTTCTACGATGCGGTGGTGAACCAGCAGATCAAACACGACGGCAATCCCTCGCTGGCTCGCCACGCTGCAAATGCCACGCCGTATTATTCCCGCAATGGGCTTATGATTCGGAAAGAAAGCAAGACCTCGCTCAAGCGCATAGACTTACTCGTCGCAGGACTTATGGCACATAGTCGAGCGGGTACACTTGGAAGCGCGCCTGCGCCTAAGCCACGGGCTGAAGTGAAGTGGATTGACTTGTAGGGAGACTGATGGGCATTCTTGATCGCGTCTTCGGACGCAGCGAGCCTGAGGAAAAGCGTTTCATCGGCGGCCAGTGGTTAGCGCAAGAAGCATCATCAAGTGCGGCTGGCGTCCTTGTCACACAAGAGAACGCCACCAGCATTGGTGCGGTCTACGCCGCAGTGAAGCTCTACGCCGACACGATCGCTGGACTTCCGTGGGATACCTACATCCGCATTGACGGAACGCGCCGACCATACCGTCCGCGTCCGCGCTGGATGGACTTCCCGATTCCGAACAATCCGAACTTCACATCCTTTGAGTTCAAGCATCGCGTCGTGACCTCGCTGCTGCTAGACGGCAACGCCTTCATCCTTTGCCTGCGCGACTCATCTGACAATGTGATTGAGACCCGCGTCCTTGATCCGCAGAAGGTGGAGATCAGGAGCGGTCAGTTTGGTGAGCCGGTTTACTACATTGAGACAACCGAAGGCGCAATCACGCTAACAACCGCAGAGATCATTCACATCCCGCTGTTCGCCACTGGCGAGCATCATCGCGGGCTGTCACCGATTGAGCATCACAAGGTGACGCTCGGACTTGCAAGCGCGACGCAAATCTTCAGCGCGAAGTTCTACGAGAACAATGCAAGCGTCGGCGGTCTGATCAAGGTGCCAGGCGAGTTGACGCAGGATCAGGCAGAGGCGCTTCGCACTGGCTTCGGTCGCCGACACGGTGGTGTGGACAAGGCGTGGCGAGTGGCCGTGCTAACTGGCGGCGCAGACTATCTACAACTTGGCGCAAAGATTAGCGACCTGCAGCTCGTGGAGACGATGCACTACGGCGTGGAAGCCATTGCGCGCATCTACGGCGTGCCGCTCCATATGCTCCAGTACCCAGGCGGCAACACCTCCTACGCATCTGTCGAGTTGATCGGCATTGAGTGGCTGCGACTCGGACTTGGACCAATGATCGCGCGCCTTGAGGCATCGTTCCAGCGCATCGTGCCAGGAGCCGAGCAGACCTTCTTGAAGTTCACGCTTGACGGCTTGTTGCGCGCGACGACGCAGGAGCGATACAACTCCTACGCGACCGCGCTGAACAATGGGTTCCTGTCGGTCAACGAAGTCCGCGCACTTGAAGATCGTTCGCCGGTGGACGGCGGCGCAGAGTTCTGGAAGCCGCTCAGCATCGGCAAGCTGAATGAGACGGAGCCGACAGAGTAATGCCGTACTTCGTCACGGATCAGTCGCCAGACTGCAGCGGTTGGGCGACCGTCAAGGAGGACGGCGAGGTCATCGGCTGTCACGACAGCAAGGAAGATGCGCTCGCGCAGATGGTTGCCGTCTCACTCGGCGAAGGCATTGAGCCAGGCGGCGACTATGTTGCCGCGCGCGTTCTGCCTGATAACTACCGACCAGCACTCTCGCCTGACGTGCCAGAAGGCCGCGCCTGCGGCAACTGCGTCTTCTACAACGAAGCAAAGGTTGAAGGCGACAAGGCGTACTGCGAGAAGTGGGATGACTATGTAAGCGGCGCCTACTACTGCAATGCGTGGCAGCCTGACGATGGCGGCGAGGACGACGACGAGATGCGCGTGCTGATTGACGTGCCGCAATACATTCAGGAGGCAGCCGAGAAGGGTCTGACCTACGAACGCAACGGCTTCGCTGGCGAGGGCTTGACCGACCAGACTGTTGAAGAGGCGCGGCAGCTGCGCGCTGGACAAGTCGAGGATGACAAGGTGACGCGAATGCGCGCGTGGATTCTGCGACACCGTGGCGATTGGGAAGGCGTACCTCGCAACAGCAACGCAGACGATGCGGACTTCCCAGGACCAGGCGCGGTTGCCGCGTATCTTTGGGGCGTTGATCCCACAGCAGAGAACGGCGCAGATCGCGTCCTAGAATGGGCAGATGGCGTCTTGGCGCCACTGGCCGAAGAAGAGAGGTTTGACGTGAAAGAACTTGAGACGCGCGCCCTTCCGATGGGCGAGTTCACCGTCCGAGAAGACGAAGACGGTCAGAAAACCTTCACTGGCTACGCCGCGCTCTTTGGCGCACCGTCGGCTGGACTTCCGTTCACCGAGGTCATCGCTCCAGGCGCCTTCCGTCGCACGCTCTCGCGCGTTGCTGACGGCAAGAAGATTGTCTCCTTCCTGTTTGGTCACGACGAGACTCGCGCACTTGCAACGACTGCAAGCGGCCGACTTGCGCTGACCGAAGACGAGCGCGGCTTGAAGGTTGAGGCTCGCCTTGACCCAGCCGATCCAGACGCCGCTGGCGTGATCTCCAAGTTGACATACGAGGCTGTTGCAATGGGAATGTCGTTCGGCTTTACGATCCCAAAGAACGGCGACGAGTGGGACGAGGACACCCGCACGCTGCGCGAAGTCAATCTCTTTGAGGTGAGCGTCCTCTCTGCAGGACAGACTCCCGCCTACCCAGCGACGCTGGGTCTTACCTCCGTTCGCAAGGTCGCGTCCCGAATGGGCGTAGACGGCGACCGGCTTATCACAGCCATCGAGTCCTTGAAGTCGGCGCAACCGCTGACCGAAGAGGACGTCGAGGTGATTGAAACCGTCACGGAGAAGTTGGCTCCGAAGCGCACAGTGCTGGACCCGTCCATCGCTCGCGCCAAGTTGCTGCTCGCCGAGATGGAATCAGAAACGCTCTAGAAGCCACGAGACCCCGCCCCGCTGCGCTAGTACGCAAGCCCGCGATCAGGTCATCCCGCTAGGCGAGCCGCAACATTGTGGAAACCAATAAAAAAGGAGACAGAAATGTCAGACGTTAGGAAGCTACACGAGAAGCGTGCTTCCCTCTTGACCGAGGCTCAGTCCATCGTGACTGACCTTGCCGAGAAGGGCGAGTCGCTTGAGGGCGAGTCACAGGCTCGCTTTGAGAAGTTGACCTCGGAGGCTGCAACGGTTGCGGCCGCGATCCGTTCGGAGAAGGATGCCAGCGAAGCACGAAGCGCTGCTGATGCAGTTCGCGCTGAGTACGCCACGGCAATCGCTCCTAAGGTCGAGAAGTCCGAAGGGTCAAACGACGAACTCCGCGCACTTGCTCGCTTGGGCGGGTCGCAGACGTTCGAGTACCGCGATGTCTCACGCAGCACTGGCCTGGGCAACCCAGTCACCATTGCTGACCGCGTGAACGTTGTTGCGGCACAGTTCAACCCATTCATTGACCCAGCGATCGTCACGGTCGTTCGCACAAGCACCGGCAACAACATTCAGTTCCCACGAGTCACGGCTCTTGGAACCGCTGGATCAGTTTCTGAGGCTGGCACAATCGGCGAGTCGGACGGAACGCTCAGCGCGCTGTCCCTCACGCCAGTCAAGTACGCGACCATCATTCAGGTCACCGAAGAGCTTGCCGAAGACGCAGCCTTTGACCTGAGCGCGATGATCGCCGAGAAGTGCGGCGCGGAAGTCGCAGTTGCTCACGGTGCATTCGCAGGAACCGCTGTTGCGGCTCAGGCTGGTGCTGGCGTGACTGGTGCAGGCACCACGGTCAACCCAACCTATACGGACCTTGCGAAGCTGAAGGCGTCTGTGAACCAGGCGTACCGACGCGCACCAAAGTCGGGTTGGTTGATGAACGACACGACGCTCGGCGTTGTGACTGGTCTCGTTGATACAACGGGCCAGCCAATCTTCCGCGCAGGCGATAGCAACACACCTGACCGACTGTTGGGTGCGCCTATCTACAGCGCAGCGTTGATTGACCTGACCGACGACACCGCAGGTTCAATCCTGTTCGGTGACCTCGGACAGATTTACACCGTCCTCGTGGGCGGCGTGTCTGTAGAAGTTTCGCGAGAGTTCGCCTGGAACTTGGGGCTTATTAGCTTCAAGGTTCAGGTGCGCGGCGCGACTGGGCTTTCGCAGGCCTCAGCCGTCAAGAGCTTCAAGTCAGCCAACGTCTAATCGTTTAGACGCTTAGGTTGAGCGGCAGGGAGTCGGGCTTCGGCTCGGCTCCCTGTTGCATTAGCGGGAGGGTTTATGGACATCTTCAAGAAACTCAAGGAACTGGTAGACGCTAGAATCAACGCAGAGGCACCAACGCGGCACGTAGAGCGTGCCGTAGTCATAAGGTGGGGCAAGACAGCCACCTTGAAGCGAACGCCTGTCAGCGGGCGGGAAAAGGGGAAAAGCGAGTGGCGGTAAGGGCGGCTCAGTACGCGGTCGGAAACACTGCGGTCCTTGTCGCCGTTGGCAACAGCGGCGGCTCAAAGGTCTACCTTCATTCGCACGGCGGTCAGAACCACGCGGTCTTCATCGGACCAGCCACCGTGACAGCGGCCAATGGCTTCGGACTCCACGACAGCCTGACCAACGAGTTCTATCTTCCTGAAGGTGAGCGCCTGTATGCTATCCATACCGACGCTGGTCCAGAAACTCTCTACGTCCTACAAACCGGAGGCATCTAAATGTCATACGCAAGTCTCGCCGAGTTCAAGGCTGCAATCGGGATCAGCGACAGCTCCGACGACACGGCGCTGCAGTCTGTCCTCGATGCGACCGACGCACTCATTGACCTTTACACCGATCGCAAGAACGGCTTTGGCACAGCGACACAAACGCGCTACTACACGGCAACCGACTACCAGTACGTCCTGATTGACGACCTTGTAAGCATCACGACGTTGCAGACGGATGACGACGGCAACGGCACCTACGAGACGACGTGGACGGTGGACACGGACTACAACCTCGCGCCTGGCAATGCCGCGCTTGATGGGTTTCCGTACAACGAGATTGACGTGTCGGTCAACTGGCCGCGCAACTTCCCACGCGACGTCTACCGCGGCGTCAAGGTGGTCGGCGTCTTCGGATGGCCCGCAGTGCCAAGCGCCGTGAAGCAAGCCGCAATCATTCAAGCCGGTGCAGTGTGGTCAAGCCGCACTTCGCCGTTTGGCGTGATCGGGTCGCAGGACCTCGGCGGCATCATCCGCCAGACACGCGCACTGCACCCTGAATCTCAAGTCTTGCTTGAGGCATACCGCAAGCGCGAAGGGTTGGCTCGCTAATGGCACTAGGCAATACCTTCAACATCACCATCAACCAGGGCGCAACCTTTGAGCTGACAATTACGTGGAAGGACTCGGCTGGCACCGCAATCAACCTGAGCGGGTACACCGCACGGATGCAGGTGCGCGAGACCTACTCGTCAACGACGCCAATCGTTAGCCTAACAAACGGCGCTGGCATTACGCTCGGCGGCGCTGCCGGCACGATCGCCATTGTCATCTCCGCAACCACGACCGCTGCGCTCGCTGCGCCATTCAGCGGTGTGTATGATCTTGAAATCGTCAGTGCAGGCGGCGTGGTGACGCGCTTAGTTCAAGGCACTGCAACAGTGTCTGCTGAGGTGACTCGATGAGCATTGTCTACATCAACGACACGCGCACAGAGATTGTCGTTCAAGCACCTGGACCCGCAGGCGCGCAAGGTCCGACAGGTCCTGCAGGCGCAACTGGTCCAGCGGGTAGCGCAGGTCCTGCTGGTTCTGCTGCCACCATTGCCGTCGGCACTGTCACATCTGGCACGGCTGCCGCAGTCACCAACAGCGGATCATCCTCCGCCGCAGTCTTCAACTTCGTCCTTGTGCCTGGAGCAACAGGTGCTACGGGGGCAACCGGCTCGACAGGAGCTGCAGGATCAGCCGCAACGATCGCGGTTGGTAGCGTCACATCTGGCACCGCAGCCGCCGTCACGAACACTGGGTCTAGTTCCGCCGCTGTCTTTGACTTCACGCTAGTACCTGGCGCAGCGGGTTCGGCGGGTCCTGCAGGCTCTGCCGCGACCATCACCGTTGGCGCGGTCACGCAAGGAACTGCAGTTGCGGTCACCAACGTCGGATCAAGCTCAGCAGCAATCTTTGACTTTGTTCTTGCAAAGGGAGACAAGGGAGATCAGGGCGATCCAGGCGACACAGGTCCTGCGGGAGCAACAGGCGCAACTGGCGCAACTGGAGCCGCAGGCTCCGCTGCGACGATCGCCGTCGGCACCGTCACGCAAGGGACAGCGGTTGCGGT